ATTTTTAAAAATCCAAAATTAAAAATCCTTGTCCAATTCTTAAGGTAGGGGGGATTGAAAATTTTTCCGAAAGTTTTCCGAAGTAAAAAGCAAAGCTTTTGCGGTATAATCGCTTTTGTTTAATTCATCTATCAATTTCTCTCTTGTCATCCCAGGGTTTGTCTTCTGAACGTAATGAAGTAAATCGTCTATTTTGTCCACTATGCCGCCCTCCAATCAATGTTTGCCATCAAATCATCCAAAAGGTAGATTAGATCGGTTCCGTACAGGCTGATCCAGTCCGCAAGATACTCTTCCTGTTCGATTGGCATGTGAATGTTATAGGAAAAACAAAAACAATGGCAAAGCTCATGAGCCAGTATTTTGCGCAAATAGCCATTTTTCGGTTTATCTGAAACATATATAGCCCTGTCGTTCCAATCGGTCACAGCAAGGCTGGTAGAGCCATCAGAGCGCATCAGCTTTCCGCTTGCACTGTGAACAAATTCTATTTTCCATTCAATACCATTTATTAAAAACATATTTTACCTCCAAAAAAGAAACCACCAGCCAAATATCAGCTAGTGGTTTCTAAATTCATGCTTATTTTACCTTTTATTCTTCAATAAGTAGGTAATTGATGTATCTTGTCGCCGTATCGTTGAGGTCTCTATTAAAATCAAGCAGATCAAGAGCGTATTCCGGTGGATATCCATAACTGGCGTAATATGCCTTTTCGATTGCGCGTAAGTTGTGCAGATCCGATAATTCCACGAGAATCTTGTGATATAAAAATTTTCGAGTCCAACCAAACCGTTCTAGGATTATACTTAACTTCCAGTTGTTCTTTGAAAACCATGTTTCCGTTTCATGTTTCCATCGAATCTCCCAGTGCTCAAACGGGTCTTTCTCCGTAATTGCAGGGTGCGGTTTTTTCAGCGCCTGTTCCATGTCGTGGAAGCGATTGATGTATTGAGCTGTGAAAGCCGTTCCTTTTACTCCGGTCAACTTGTGGGCGATAAATTCGCAACCTTTCTTGGTAATGTCAAAACATAGGCGTTCTTTCCCTTGCTCGTCCTTATAGGTGTTTTCTCTGAAGAAATCAGCCACATCAATTTTGATTTTACCTGTAATATTGTTTTGTTCCATCTGTTTACAGTACCTTTTGATATCTCGTAACATGTTTGCGTGTGTCTTTTCGACCATTTCCGCAACTTCCATGCTGGTTAGAGTTTGCTCTAATTGTTTCATCTGAATATCGTTCATCAGCAAATCCCCCATTTCTGTTTAAATGAAAGTATCGTGTTCAAAATAAACTGCAAAAATTTTTCGTCCTGTATGTTCTGAATTTCTGTAATTAACTGTTCTTTCATCTTGTACCGCCTTTCTTGTCAGATGCAAGGTTACTTGTAAAAATCCAGACACATCTTAAAAAGTGTTCGCTAAGT